ACGGGGATATTATTATTGACCATGGCAATAGCAACTTTAAGGATTCTCGCAGGAGAGCAGAAAGGTTGGCTAAGATGGGCATCCAATATCTTGACTGCGGTACTAGTGGTGGAGTTTATGGTCTGGAGCGTGGATACTGTCTTATGGTTGGCGGTTCAGATACTGCAGTATCCGTCTGCGCTCCTATCTTTAGGGCACTCGCACCAGGGATTGGTGCTGCAACCCGCACAGACCCTTATACAAACGCAACATCTGCTGAGTACGGTTGGCTCCATTGTGGACCTCCAGGTGCTGGGCATTTTGTGAAGATGGTTCATAATGGTATTGAGTATGGAGTTATGCAGGCATATGCCGAAGGTTTCAACATTCTAGAGAATGCAAATGCAGGTGCCAAGTACGTCAAAGAAGGTGATGCTGAGGTTGCTCCGATGGAGAATCCGAGAGATTATTGCTACGATATTGACGTTTCTGAAGTTGCTGAGTTATGGCGTCGTGGTAGCGTGGTTGGTAGTTGGTTGCTCGATCTTACCGCTGATGTTCTACGGAGCGATCACCACCTTGATAAGTTCGATGGGGGGGTCAGTGATTCTGGGGAGGGTCGTTGGACTGTCCATGCTGCTGTGGATCTTGGCATACCCGCTCCTGTTATCAGTAGTTCTTTGTATGAACGTTTTAACTCGCGCCGTCTTGGTGCTTTCGCGTCCAAGGTTCTAAACGGTATGCGGTATATGTTCGGTGGTCATCATGTTCGCTAATGTTCTTGCTTGGATCGCCATACCCTTTGTGGTATCCACGATATATTTTGGCATAAGAAGGGGTGAAAATAACTATTACGAAACAGACAAATACAATGGAAACGGAACAGCCCATTAATAAGCGATTAGTAATTTTTGGTGCTACTGGTGATCTTGCTAAAAGAAAATTAATTCCAGCACTACATGAATTGTGGATAAAGGATTTACTTCCTCCTAATTTTTTAATTGTTGGTGTTTCTCGTAGAGAAATAACTAAAGAAAACTGGTTAGAAACTTTAGGGTATTATCCAGAAGAATTTACTGATTGGTTAGACTTTGTTTCTTGTGATCTTTCAAACGAAGATAGTTTAAGATCTTTACATGATCAAAGTATGGATACTACATATTTTCTTTCAGTACCACCTCATACCTATGGTGATGCAATCGTAAATCTCAAAAATGCAGGATTTTTAGATGACCAAGAAACATCCCGTGTGGTTATTGAGAAACCCTTTGGGCACAATTATAAATCTGCTGATTCCTTGCAGTCTGTTGTGGCTGGACATTTACGCGAGAAACAAGTATATCGCATTGACCATTATCTTGGTAAAGATACTGTCAATAACATTCTTGCTACACGGTTTAGTAATACTTTACTTGAACCACTCTGGAATAGGAATTACGTAGAAGAAGTTCAAATCTTTGCAACTGAAACAATCAGTTGTGAAGGTCGTTCTCAGTATTATGAGGGTGCTGGTGCAGTAAGAGATATGTTGCAGAATCATATGCTTCAAGTTCTTGCGCTTGTTGCAATGGAAGCTCCGTGTCGTATGGATGCAAAAGAAATTCGTAGAGAAAAGGTAAAAGTTTTATCTGCAACACATTTAGGGGAGGATTTAATCTGTGGACAATATGATACTTATCGCTCTGAGGAGGGCGTTAATCCTCTCAGTAGTACTCCTACCTTCGTCGCTGGTTCTTTATATGTCGATAACTGGCGTTGGAAAGGAGTTCCTTTTCGTTTCATGACTGGTAAGAAACTTCCTTACCAATGTGCTGAGGTTGTGATTAAATTAAAAGCACCACCTTTAAATTTATTTGAAGGTCATCAATATACTGATAGAATTGTAATTCGTTTACAACCAAATCCGCATTTAGATATTCGTATTGATATAAAATCTCCTGGATTTGTTGATAGAGTAGAAACTGCTACTCTGACTCAACCTTATCCAGAAGAGAGATCTATCGATGGATACGAAAGGCTTTTGTATGATGCAATAACTTGTGATCAATCACACTTTGTCCACGCGGAAGAAGTGTTAGAATCTTGGCGTATTGTTGACGATCTTCTTTGTGTTGGTGATGCATGTCCAATAAACACTGAACCATATTCCTATACTTTTGGAGAGTGGGGACCTGTTGAGCAAACTGAATGTATAACTAAATGGGACTATCCTGAATAGTACTAATGGAAAATACTCTAGAGTGGATTAGTGTTATTTTAGTATTACTATTTGGAATTACTATGATCTGCCAAGGATATTTCATCAGTACCGGAAAGTATGGTTATAAACATACTGAAAGGGAAAAAGAAAGATCCGTCAAAACACGCAAACAATTAGAAAAGGTTATCAGCGGTAAATGAATGCAGACGAGAAGAGAGAGTTCTACAAAGGATTAAAAGAGAGAATCAAGCAACTAAGGATGGGTCATCTGTTTGAAGAGCCTTGTCCTCTCTATGAACCAGAGTGGGAAGAAGACCATGCTTGGGATGCCAGATTAACTTACGATTATGATGATGACGAGTGATTAAATATGTGCTATAATACAAATGAATAAATCAATCTAATGGCAGTCAAACTAGTACTTTTGAAATCTGGGGAGATGCTAATTTCTGATGCAAAAGAATTAGTATCTGATGAAAATCAAGCGTCACCCTACGCTTATATTTTGGATCTTCCCCATCTTATATCTTATAGTTCTAAAGATAGTACAAATGAAATTGATATTGTCTTTAAACCTTGGGTTATGATTTCTAAGGATAAGAAAATGATGATCCCTACAGATTGGGTTGTTACTATTCTAGATCCACTCGACGATATTCAAAGAATGTATGTTGAGGACATGAAAATGGTTTCAGATGGAGTGAGACCTAAATCTGATTCTACTGTAGAAATAGTAGATGGTGATGGTGATGATGACGAAGAAACTAATGAGGAGCAAACCAATGATTAAATGTGTTGTCGTAGATATTGATAAAGTTATTATCTGCGAAGTTGAAGAAATTATGGCTGAACCTGGTGAACCGGATTGTCGCTTGATCAAACCCTATATATTTAATTCTGTCGATGATATGAAACCTTGGATTAAGGCTTCCAATCAAGAAGAATATATGCTAAGATCAAAAGACATTCTTACCATCGCGGATCCACTCCCAGAAGTGGTTGAGAAATATCAAGAACTAACTAACTAACTAATGGCACTTTCAAAATCAGTAGAAGATTCGCTTAAAGAAGCAGATTCTAATTTAAGAAATGCACTAGCATATGCTGCCAGGCAAGAAAGACCTATGGTTTGTAGTGCAATTGCAGATATTATCAATAGGATAGATTCTTTGCAGACTATGGATTCTATTATGGATAAAGTAGAGAACCGAAACCCAGGAGATAGTGGATTGTTTGGTTCCTTTTTTAATGATGATGATGAATCATGAAAGAAGCCAAGGTTGAATTATTTTCTACACCAATTCATGTAATTCAATATGAAAATAATTCAATCTTAGATGACTGTAGAGATGTACTATTAAAACTTGATTTTTGTGTCACTAGAGATGATTTACATCTGTCAAGTCCTTTTTCAAATCTTGCCGATTTTTTATTAAAATCAGTTTCCAAAGTATTTGATGATTACAAGTTAATTAGGGATAGTGAATACATAACTTGTATGTGGGCAAATGTTTCTCCCTCTTATAATAAGCATCCGATACATCTTCATGCAAATTCTTTTTGGAGTGGTGTTTTATATTTAAATTGCCCTAAACCAGATAGTGGTTGGATTGAATTTAAAGATCCTCGCCAAGCACTTCTTTTTCAACATTTTGAATATGAACAAGAAAATCAATTTTCTATGAGAAGTGCTAAAATGGAACCCGAAGATAATAAACTTATTTTATTTCCTAGTTGGTTAGAGCATGGAACAATGGCTGGAAATTTTTCTGAGTCTAAAAATCAAAAAAGAATATCAGTATCTTTTAATGTGATGCCAAGGTGTAATGTTAAAAATTATTCCAATCAATATAATTTTCAATAATTTCTAATGAGATTTTATACAAATGTTCAGATGGTTGGGGACAACTTCTTGGTTCGTGGTTATGAAGATGGAAAACACTTCGCAATCCGTGAGAAGTTTTACCCAACCCTTTTTGTTGATTCCCCACAAAAGAAAACAAATTACAAAACTCTCAATGGTGACCATGTAGCAAAAATTAAACCAGGAACTGTACGAGAATCTAGAGATTTTATTAAAAAGTATAGTGAAGTTCAA